TTAGCAAAGACGGAATACTCCGAATACCTTGCCCAAGATCTTGCAATCCTGTACGATAATAGGATCCATCGTATCATTTTCGGGCTGCAGGCGGATATGGCCGTTTTCCTTATAAAATGTCTTGACAGTAGCAGAATCATCAACTAAAGCAACGACAATATCTCCATTGCGGACATTGCTGCACTGTTGTACAAAAATCTGGTCCCCATCGAAAATTCCGACATTGATCATGCTTTCGCCTTTTACCTTCAAGACAAAGGTATCGCCGGTTCCGGAAGGAATAAAATCTGCAGGAATAGGGAAATATCCCTCAATATTCTGTTGTGCAAAAATAGGCTGACCGGCAGCAACTGTGCCGATAATCGGAATGCTGGATGTCTCACGACGTACCATCTGAAAACCGTCATCAACAATTTCAATAGCGCGAGGCTTGGTAGGATCGCGACGAATATATCCATATTTTTCCAGCGTTTCCAGATGTGAGTGAACGGATGATGTAGATTTTAAATGTACGGCTTCACAAATTTCACGAACTGACGGAGGATACCCCTTAGTCAGAATTTCATCCTTCATAAAGTCCAATATCTGTTGCTGCTTATCTGAAATTTTTCTTCGATTCATAGAATTTCCCTCCTAAATGTATATCTAAATGGTATATCTAAATGAAATGATGTCAGGGTCAAAAGACAGAAAGACACTTATATCATATAAAAAAATATCTTTGACGTTTTATAAATCAAGTATACCAGTTCCCGAGGAAAAAAGCAAACACATATTCCGAAAATTTGTTCGAATTTTGCTTGACAATACAAACATTTGTTCTTATAATCAGATATAGAACAGCTGTTCGCAACGTTTGTTCGGCTATAACAGATAATTTCTTTACAGATATTTATATTTTATACTGATGAGAAATGATTGCAGATTGGGAGATTATAGATTATGAGAAATGAGACTATGAGAGAAAGAAATTATTGCAGCAGCGATTATACTAAAAGAAGCTGCCGGGATAAAAAAACAGCAAAGATTACGGCTAAAAAAAGAAGAGCACAGCAAATGAGAATAAAAGCTTTTTTCTCTGTTATGGCGATACTTTTTGTGGTAGTACTTGGTACATCGATGTTTTCACTTAAGACACGCGCTAATTCCTTAGAGGGAGCCAATGATTACAGGTATTATACTAATTACTGTATTGAGCCTGGAGAAAGTATCTGGAGCATTGCTGCGGATCATATAGACTATGCACATTATGACAGCATTCATCAGTATGCAAAAGAGATTCAGAAAATTAACAAAATCACTACGGATCATATTACCAATGGTACTTACATTATGCTTCCGTATTATGATGATGAATTAAAATGAAATCTATTTCATTTTGCTTTATAGGAATAATAATATTCAAATTATGTGGATATGATATCAGGGATGGTTAATGGTTTGTTTGTACAAGGAGACAGTATATGACATTTTACATATGAAGAAAACTATTCGCAAAACGTCTGTTTAACGAATAGTTTTCTCTCCTTGACAACAATAATATCATATCTACTTGCACAAAGCAAGCCTTTATTTCATTTTTTGGTTATATTTATTGAAATATTGATAAAACAACGAGCGCGGATGTAGATACATTGAACCGTTACAGAATTAAAGTTCAAGGCTTCCTACTTTAACAGTCGGCGCGCCGACCTAGATTGTGACGATAACCAGCCCTGAATTTTATGAACAAAGTTCATAAAACAAGCTTTAATTCCTGATATTGGTTTAACCGCTTATAAACCCCAACAGTCGCACTAAATTCAAAAGACTTCCCGAGAGTACCTATAAATATAAATACCGAGGAAGTCTTTTTCATTAAGTGCTTTGTGTTACCCCAAATTTGGGGCATAAACAATAAAGAAATACTTTCAATTATTTCCTACCGTCCATTACTTACTAGCTCAATCACTCATCCTTTTTTAATTCGATATATGTGACACGCTGACCGCATTTTTCAGATACCACATTTTTCATATAACCGATATCATCCGAGATACACGCGACCATATCAACCCACTGGTCTGGTGTCAAATTATACTCTACAATTTCCGGCTTTTTCAAATTTCTGCTGGCAAGGTATCTATGCCTATTATAAAGACTGTCATTCAGTTCTTTCGTCATATACTTAACAATATAGCTTGCTACACGCCCAGTATCTTCCACTTTTGTTGCAGTCGTAAAACCAAACTTGAACCCAGTCAGGTTATAAATCGGCTTCCCATGCTTCTTATGTCCACTATCTGTAAATGTCATATTTCCACAGTCTGCCAGCAGTCCATGATAATGATAATGAACCTTATCCGCATGTAATTCCGGAATAATTATATATTTCAATTCCGGTGCATAACGATCGCGTTGATGATTTAGCCACTTCCGAATTTTTTTTAAAGTATCATCATAATTACTGCTATCCACCTTTTCACGGTCAAATGTAAATGTCAAAAACCAATCCCACGAGTTAGCGCGTGCTAATTCATACACCTTATTTTTAGCACGATTTGATGCTACTTTTTTTGATCTTATATTTACAAGTTCTTCTTTTTCATCGTTTTCTTTCTCTTCAACAACCTCTTCCACTATTTCAATCTTTTTATTTTTTAAAAGTTCTATATTTTGATCGCTAATTGATTTTAACTCGTTCCAATCAAAATCTTCTGGCAATTCATGCCAATCATTATAATACCAACTTTTTTCCTCTTCATTCTTTTCTTCTCTAATCACTGGTTTTCTATAAAATCTTATCTGCTCAGAGTTAACATAGATATATCTACGCATGTTATAGATCGCCAAGATCGTTGCCCCCTATCGTATTAAATTTTAAGGAAAACATTTTCCCCGTCGCGTTGCTATGGGTACAAAATGTTGCTATTGTCAAGTAAGGGGAAGCCGTTTCTAACGCGGGGCGGTAAACCACCACCGCGTCAGAAATCGGCATCTTTCCCCTACTTTCCTTTACGTCTACGCGCTTTTCTCAAACTTCTTGACGGACTTTGTACCGCACTTTCATTCACTACGTTATCAAGTCCAATACGCGTTAACTTCTCATCATTCGAAATAAAATCCGCGCTCATACTTTCAGAAATCATCTGACTGGTGTCATACGTATTAAAATCCTTATTATGTACAAACCACCATTTTACACGCTGACACTTAACCAGCTGAGGGTTCATTGCATTTTCATAATCCCACGCATCATAGAACCTCAAACCTTGAAAACGCCATAACTTCCGGCAATCAATTACATGTGTAGTAATCGCTCTAAAAAGCTTGTCGACCATGAAAAACCTTTGCGCAGAACAAACAATATATACATGTTTCTTTCGCTGCTGCGTAAGCACATTCAGTAACTGCAAAGGGAAATTTGCATAGTTTCTGTGGCTTAATACGTCCTCTATCTCATCAATCAAAACAACATGCCCCTGATACTTCCAACGCTTGACATACTGGAGATAATCAGGATATGGTATATGATTTGTCTTAAAATATGCAATTTCCTCTTCTTTCAACATGCTTTCATCAAACGGCACTTGCTCAACGTACTCTTCCAAAATATTTCCATCTTCGTCATAATAAAAATCCGGCAAAACCCCCTTTTCAATTTCATCTTCGGTATAGTATTCGTCCTGATCTTTTCCCAGCTCCATCAGCTGATTAAAATTGACTAAGGGCACGTAAGGAATACCAAACAATTTATAATTGCTTATAAACTGGATAGTATTTCCATATTTCTTATATAACCTACGTGCATAATTCGTCATAGAAAGCGTTTTACCGTGCCCGAACATACCCACAAACATATCTATTCCATAATAATTAAAATCGCGCCATTTACAACGCAGAAAATAGCTGATTGTATCATACAAGGTATAGAACACTTCATAATGCACATTAAATAGCACGCATCGTAAAAATGGAAACATAACAAGCAAGACAATCGCTATAACAATAAACAAATTCATACAGCTTCCCCCTATCGCATCAAATTATTTTGTATCTGCCACACCGCATTAAACAAAAATTTGAAGATAAACAAAATCAGGAATATTGAAAAAACGCACAGTACGAAGAACTGCAACAAGTCAACAAAGGTGGAAGCTTCTGATAAAAGCGGAACACCAAAATAAGCTAATAACTGCGTAAAAATTTCCATATCACTTTACCTCCTGATTATCATCAAAAATATTAAATTCATGCACCACGATAGACACAACAGCACCTATACATAACCAAAATGCAAACAATAATAAAAAAAAACGTAAATCCATATAAAGCACACCCCTTCTATAAAAAATAAGTCATAACAAGCATTGCAATCACAATAAGGAACAAGATAATAAGAACAATATCAAGTTGCTGTTCTGTAGTAAAATCGTTCAACGGTGTACTAAACAAACTGTTTTCACTGACCGTATTCTCTGAAACCGTCACAACATCCTTTATATCATCCAGCTTATCAGACACAGCTTGCAACTGCTCTGTATAATCTACAACATCAATATCATTATCTGATACACTATCAGCCATATTAGCAAGTGTTTCTTGTAGAATATCCAACTGCTCCTGAAGCTTTATAACATTTTCGTTTAATGCGTCAAAGTTTCCGAAATAATCAATCTGTACCGGAGCTTCAACCACATCAAAATCATCATCCTCCGGCACACTATCCGCCAGATCTGCTTCCGGCAACTCGTCAGCTGAAACTGCTACAGAAACAGATAGCGCAAAACAAAACGCAAACACGAACGCAAAAAACGCAATCTGTAGATAGTCTTTCTTAACCATTTAAACCACCTACCTTTCGAGAATGTAACAAAAAAGAGCAATCACAACACCAGCAACCGAGCACCACACCCATACATCAAAAAACGTAAATGAAAAACCAGATATAACAATCTGATAAGTGCGCGCCCATTCGATAATAACTAAAAAAGGACTTAATAATTCCTGCATAATATTTACCCCCTGAAAATTTTAATAATAACGCCCAACAAGCACAAAGCAAGCGAAGCAACCATAATAGTAATAAATTCTTGTGGCATGAACGGAAAAACTGCCGACAGAAAGCTTGTAAAGTCTCCTTTGAGCAATCCCATTAAGTCAGTGATTGATTTAGTAATAGACACAATAGCGTCTGCTATAGCATCTACTAAATCTTTAAAAATCGAAAAAAAACTCTTTATAATTGAGCCGACACCGTTTGCAATTCCGCTGATAATATCATCAAAAATACCACCGCCAGAACCACCACCACTGCTATCATCAGGACCAGACGAACCACCACCAGAGCCACCACTATCAATATTATTGATAACTTCCACAGATACAGACGGTGCACATTTTCCGGTATAGCCAGGTGTGTAATATCCTACCTTATAACTACCCGTATCACTCTTCATATCTGCCACTGATTTATAGCAGTTAATGGCAGAACATTCAGCAGAAATCGGACACCTCCAAGAAGTTAATTTTAATTTAGTAGTTCTACTTGGTGCTAAAGGAAGTTGATAAAGATAATCAGCTGAATACGTAGATGACGCTAACTCTCCATTTTTATACATTTTATAAATATCATCAAATGAAGCATAATACTGTGTCTGATCCGGTTTAGATGGTATCTGATACCCCCAGTAAAGACCATCATCACGAGCTTTATCAAATATACAAATTTTTACATGAGGAACAGGATTATTCCAATTAGAAGTATACAAAGTATCCTTCGTAATAATTCCCAAATCATTATTTGCACACACAGCATATTCAAGATCGTCATTTAATAATATCCAAAATGCCGGTCCTTGTCCGACCTCATTCGCAACACGTCCAGTTATAACAAAATGAAAGCTAGGGTATTCTTTCATAACTCGAACAAGTTCGTCACGTACATCCTTATTTTCAATAATAGAAAAATCCACATTATCGGGATTAAAAAAATAACGGTATGTCATTTTTACGGTATCATTATATTGTTGTAGACATACATTCATATCCGTAACAAATGTATTATCTGGAATAAAAGTCTGCGTATCTTCATCACAATTTATATGATCAGCAAAATATTCTTCCATGGAACTATAGCCCTTAACATCAAGATAAGGCCTGACAATATCAGAAGCGAATCTATCAGCCGCTTTTTCATCCAACCCTAACAGCTGATTAAAAAAACTATTTGCATTAAACCTAAACCAATCAACTTTATCTTCATAAGTCATACCATTACGCCAACCACCCCCACCGCCATGAGTATTATCACTAGCTAAACAAGGGATAGATATTGAAAATACAAGAACAAATGTTATAATAATAACAAAAGACCGTTTTATAATTTGTTTCAAATTAACCACCTCTTTCTGAAAGGAGTAAAAATGTTACTAATATATCAAATATTTTACGGAATATTATTTTGGGGAGTGATAGTAATAAAAATAGGACTACCAATTCTTGCTTTTATAGCCTTAATATTACTAATCATAAAACTAGCCAAAAAAAATTAAAAAAAAGGATGTGATGCAATTCATGCACCGCATCCTTTTCTTTGTGACATATTTGTAACAAGTGGACAACTGCTACATACTACACATGTTTCAGCTTCTTAACAATTCCAACTGCAACGCCGATAAATCCAGACGCGAACAGTGCGCACAAAATCGGATTTTCGGTAATTGTAGTCAGCATAGTAGAAGCCATTCCCATGAGAGACTGAACACCAGCGCTAATGTTTGCCATTCCACCAGCCTCTGCAACCATAATAGTAGGCATAATAGACACCCCTTTCCTTATTTTTTATCTACAACGGTTTCTGCCCCAGCCGGAAACAGCGAACCTTTGTGAACATTTGTTACACCAGTGAGCAAAAACTGCTGATACTCACTTCTAAAAGCCGTGGCAAAATCATACGTTTTACCTACTTCACAGAAGTTATAGACATCTTCCGTACAACCAATTTCCCCCAGTTCATTATCAGCAATAACACCGAGTGAAAAATAAGTCTTGCTAGGGTCTTTTTTACCCTGAATTTCCTTTTTTGTCATAACTAAACCATTATCAAATTTACCGTTAATAATCATGTTTTTTTCCTCTTTTCTTTCTTCAATTATTTACTCTTCATCTGCCGGAACACCGCACACTTCAATATGATCTAAAGCATACACAAGAAGCATCTCAATAAAGCTCGTCTCTGCTTCTTTAGTCTCAATTTGAAGTACACTCTGTAATGATTTTTTTAATGCAAAATATTTGTCTGCAAATTCATCTGCTAAACAAAGTGTATTAACATCAATATCAACCATTTTCGTTCCTAAAATGCCAAACAAGGCTTTAAGATCTGATGACATAAAAAAAACCTCCTCCCCTTATTTACTAAGGAGAGAAGACTTGCAAGCCGACTATAAACTTTTTTTGTTCAGTCAAACTATATCGTCAAACTGACTTTTCGCAAATAGTTGCGTACCGCGGGGGATTTAGGGGGGGGAGATGTTTAAAAATCCCCCTACGCAACTACCGCTTCCCTGAGTTTCCTAAAGGAAACACGCTTTCGCGAAAAAAATTCTGTTTAACGAATAGTTGGTACAGGAAAGACTCTTAAAACCACTATTTCTTTATAATTTCATCTGAATCCAATACAATTGTAAATGGTCCATCATTCGTAAGGTTTACTTTCATATCTGCACCGAATATTCCGGTTTCCACATGTTTTACCATGGTTTTGCATTGAGCAATAATATATTCATACAATTTGTTTGCATGCTCCGGTTTACCCGCTTTTATAAATGACGGACGGTTACCGTGCCGGCAGTCTGCATACAGCGTGAATTGAGAAATCAATAATAGCTCTCCGGATATTTGTTCTAATGATAAATTGGTCTTGCCGTTTTCATCCTTAAAGATACGCAGATTTATCATTTTCTGGATCATTTTATCTGCAATGGCTACATCATCTTCATCGGAAACTCCAATAAAAACGACATACCCCTGGTTGATTTTTCCTACAATCTGTTCATCAATTGTTACAGATGCATTAAGTACATTTTGTATTACAAATTTCAT